ACACTTAAGAGTTTTTTCTTAAGAATGAATAAAAACATAGATCCAGATAATAGAACTACTTTTGGTTTAGCTAGACGTTATGCTAAAACACCAGAACAAAAACAAGCCGTTGATTTGTTGGAGTTAGAGTCTAGGGTTCTTCGAGAATATGACTTTGTTCCTTATAGCAAGACAGATGATTATTTTCCCACAATAAATGTAGCGCGTACTTCTGGAGCTACAAAAGTATCTGACTACGACAATCCTGTAGAATCTCTTAGAAATATGGCAAAAGACATTTCTGTTGCTAATGTAGTGGCCCGTCGTTTTAATTTAGATATGTCTAAGTATGAAGACGAAGCGCGTAAGCTAATTGTGGATACTAATAAGCCTATGTCGCGTTTAGAGTTTGTTATTAAAAAAGTTAGGGACGAGGCTTTTGATCAGGCAAAAAAACAAGGCAACGTTTCTGATCCTTCGGCTGTTGCTGATAATTTAAAAGATGGTTTACGTAGTGTTCTTATAGCATCTAAAACTGGGGGCGATGCTGTTGGTGCGGTAGCTAGACGTAGTATTTCTGCTGCTCTTTTAGCAAACCCTATAAACGCTGTTCTTAACTTTATCGAAGGATTTACTGCTCCTGTTTATCAGAACGGTGTTAATGCTTGGGCGCAGACTGTACCCAAAGCAATTTTAGCTACTTTTAATAAGAACTTTGGTGCTGAGGAAGGTCGTAAGTGGGTATCTAATAAGCAATTAGGCTTAGATAATTTCATGGGTGAGGTACAGAACAGCGCTAAAAAAACTATGGACGATTCGTTAGAGACTGCTCGTTACGCAAAACTTAACGAAGCGTTTGCTGGCTCTCTTGACAAAATAAGTGAAGGCGCTTACAACTTATCTGGTGTACGTACAGTAAACCGAATGGGACAAGAAATTTTAACTAACTCTTCTATAAAAAGAGGCATTACTTTAGCTAAAAAAGGAGATAAAAAGTCTTTAGCAACCTTAAAAAAACATCCGGGTATGCGTGGTTTATCAGAGTCTGAGTTTAACAAAACTGTTGATGCTCTTAAGAAAGAAGACTTAACTAGTGGTTGGGTTACTAATTTTGCAGGAGCGTCGTTAAACAAGTGGCAACCTGTTAGTGCAGTAACAATGCCAAGAGCTTACAACGATAACCCTAACTTCCGTATTATGTACAGTATGCTGTCGTACATGAATAGACAAGCAAATAATCTTAGAACCGAAGTAGGTCTTAACTTAATGAAGGCTCAAGAAAAAGGTTTAAACAGTAAAGAAGGCTCTGAAGCAGCAAAAGCTGCCATGATTAACAGCGCTAAGTATACGGCCTTGTTTGGTGTTATTGCTGGTATATGGGACGATGCTCGTAAGACTCTGGACTTTACTAATGATAAATATCTTGAAGATGTTCTTACGCCGGAAGGGGTGGCTAGTGCGACAATAAACCAACTTGCTTCTAACATGACAAGCGGTGTTCTTAACATACGCGCTCAAGAATATGGTGGTGATCCTATTAGCATTACTCCTGCTCCTTTATCAGCTGCCTCTAAGGTATCTGCTGGAGTAGGGAAGTTGTTTACTGATCAAGATGTTGATCCTTTACTAAGATCCTTACAAACATACACCCCCGGCGTAGCTACTGTTGATCGCATTATCCGAATGACTCCGGTGCTTCAAGAGCAGCTAGGCAGGGAGCGTTTACTTACTGACGATTAAATCTCGCAGTTGTTACCAGTACAGGCTAACGTCTGTGATCCCTCAGTCATATCAGAGTTTTCAGAGATGTTCCAATCAATAGTCTCTGGAAACTCTGCCTTCAACTTCTCATAAGTCTCTAAGTCAATAGGCTCATAAGGTGCTTGTTGATAGGTATGCTCTGAGTAGGGTAGGAAACTAATACCACTGATCTTATCGAACTTGTTATACAACCATTGACCTACTTCCAGAAACTCATCGTCCCTGTAGTAACACGTCATTGATGGTTTATGTTCACACCAGTAGTCCTGATATATCTCCCATAGTTCTAACTGCTCCATTGCACCCATCTCAGAGGCTGTGACAGCCCCGTCAGGAGACTTTATAGGGAAGGAGAATACCTTAGTAGTGGGTGACATTACATCGTCCTCTACAGGCACTCCTGCAGCTTCTAAGACTTGACAGAGCGGGTCTCTTGCGTCTGCTCGTACTCGTCGGATGTACTGGTCAGAGTAGCGTGGATGTATCCCGGAAGCGCTATCAACAAGCTGACTAACAGTACCAGAGGGCTTAACAGCAGTAATAGCAGTGCTACAATTGATGCCAAGGCGATCAGCCCAAATAGCATTAGTAGAAATACACTCTCCCTTAAGCGCTCCCAACCACTCTCGTAGCTCATCCTTGTCCCCTCGTCCTGACATTACTGGGTGATCCATAATACCTGTTAACGATACACCAAGTAGTGATTCCTCTTCAGTGTTCTTCTGCCACACCTTACGTAGGTAACGAAAGTCTGTCAAGGTAGCCTGTAAAGTTCCAAGGATAGACGCAACACGTACTTTTCGTTTGAGACTTGAGAGCGTATCGGTTGACCTGACAACAACTTCTGATAGATTGCAGAACTGGTTTGGCCGTAGGATAATCTCGCTACATGGATTAGTTCCAAAATCATAGGTAGCATCTCGTCGCTCGTTCTTTGCAGCTTGCTTTTGACTTGCGACTCTAGAGAACATACCTCGCTCTCCTGATCGGGACTCGTATAAACTTTTCCACTCATTTAGGAATGCCTCAAAGTCTGGCTTCTCAGTGTAACACGCGCTGTTGTTTGCTAGTCCTCGTTGAGGATTGTCTTGCCACCACTGTCCAGACTTGGCTCGTCGTAGTCTATCGTCAGTGAGGTTACTGAGACTGATGAGAGCACTTCTCCGAACTCCTCCGACGACAACGATTTGTGCAATCTTACAGCAGATATCGTGACACTCGATGGAGGAAAGTTTACGTCCAGCAGCTTCCCTAAAGATTTCTGTGGTAAATTTAAAGAGATCAACAAGAGGCTCCGAACCAGACGCTCTACCTCCAAAGGTTTTAAGGGTTGCCCCCGCAGGTCGTACTCCAGATACGTCCCACTTTGGAAGCTGACCCGAATACAACAAGCTGATAAGTTCTCTGTACGCTTTAGCCCATCCAATTTTGCTGTCAGCGACGTGTATAACGGTATCTGTGGCATGAAAGTCCTCTGCTACTTCTGGTAATTTAGATACGTACTGTCGTTCAACAGAGTAACCTACTCCTGTACCGCACATAAGCACGTACATCATCTCGTCAAACGCTTTAGGGTGATCAATAGGCAGGTAGCTACAGTTGAAGCCAGCTACGTTGTCACGGTCAAGTGCATCTCCCGCAGTCATCAACGCTCGCATACTAGGCATAACATCTAGTTCATGAATAGTTTGAAAGATCTCTGACTGATCGAACTCATTAAGTTCTACACGGTCACACCAATAGTTTAGGTATCTGTTTACTGTTTCTTCCCAAGTCTCACGGCGCTGTTCCTCTGGTAGGTAACGTGCGTAGCGGGACTTGTGAATGTATTGTTGATAGGCATCCATCAAGATTGCACCTCTCTGTCAATTAGTAGTTGTATGTAGTGCATGGCTTTTCGTAGATCCTCGACACCGTTTTTGTCACGCCATCGGGTGATGTACTTTACCACGTTAGCTTCACACCAATCAAGGTTATTGTCAATAATAAAGTCAATAGGTTGAATGTTATAACGTGAGTAATGGTTGCCGCCCACTTGTCTTTTACGTGCATTGTCCCACTCCTGCGGTAATGCGTTGTCAATACTCATCCGTACTTTCTCCTAAGATAATTCATACTTACAGGTAGCTCATCAAACGATCCGTCATTTACCTCGTTGAGCATCCATATTCCAGACCAACTACCGTTCGTTTGTGGGTTTAAGTAGTCCTCATCATGGTTGTAATAAATACCAGCAAACAATCCAGTGATGTTACTACCGTCTGCTTTACGTGCGTAGGCTATGTCTCTGTCTTGTACGTGTCCCATGATGCATGACATGAACTTCTTTTGCAACATGAGCTTTGCACAGGTGACTGGTCTGCCCATGACACCGCTTGTGAAGTAGTGACAGTACGCGATACCGTCAATGATGATTGGCTGTAAGAAAGGTACAACCTCCCATCCTCCTTGTTCCAATTGGAAGTCATCATATGACATCAACCCTTCTAGTTTTGCATCAGTCTCGATTGCTCGTTCGATGCGTTGCTCGTGATTACCTAGCAAGAACACCATACGTGGGTTCCATGTTTTCTTCTTGTGAAGACGCAGTCTGCGTTGCTCCTCAAGTATCGGTTTCATGAACGCCCACATAGCACGCTTACCAGCTTCAATGTCGTTGACGTAACGTCTACCCTCGAACGACTTCTTCCCAACGTCATAGCTACTGAGACTTGGCATGTCCCAGTGATCCCCCAGATGAATGATAACGTCAGGTTTAGTTGCGGCAGCATACCGACCAGCCCAGTACAGGTGGTCTATGTTGCCATTAGGTTTTACTTGCGTGTCAGGTATTACAAGATGTCTAGTCATAGTTTTTTACTCCATCCAGCAGGACAAGTCTCCAACGTGTACCATGTGAAGCCTTGCTTTTCTGCCCATTCTTGCATGGTGTATTTAGTCCCATCAGCTCTACGTCTTGCTCCGGGCATTGGTGTTCTTGGGTTTTGAAAGATGAATACTAACTCTTCAAAGTCACCAAGACTTGTTCTTACGTCTACATACTTCCTTGCTTCAGCACGATCCCTGAATCTTCCTTTAGCTTCAATGTACAATGTACCTACACCGTCATGGTAAATGAAGTCAGGCTCATACGTTTTAACTTGAGTGTATGTAAGACCTTCAGAGTGGTACTCACACTGTTTAAGCTTTTGATGTAGGTCGTATTCAAACCAGCTATCAAAGCCTCTAGGTAGACTACGTTTCGTTCTCTTCACTTGGTCTTTCCCATAGTTGATTAGGTTCACGACGTAACCAGAGCAGCCTAGCGTTCTCGATGACACGCTCTTCAGACTCTAACAACTCAACGCACTTGTTGAACATCTCAATCTCTGTCAGTCCTTCGAGGAGCTTCTGAGACTTCTTATCACCAATACCATACACACCGACAATGTTATCAGCTTTGTCACCCATGATGATCTGACGATAGAAGAACAGTAACCCTTCCTCTTCATTAACAGAAGTTAGTTCACGCTTGTTGAAGTTGTAGTGTCTGCACGGTACTTGCTGGAAGTCCTTATCAAGACTGACAATGATGCTGTCAGGGATGGCGGTAGCGTCGATAGCAATCAAGTCATCAGCTTCCTCATCTTCTGATACAACAGCATTCCACTCTTCGATCAAGTATTCACGTATAGCTTGCAAGTGTACAGGCTTTTCTTTGTCCTTACGATTGCCTTTGTAAGGCGCAGTAACGGCTACATCATTACGAAAGTTACCCTTACCTGTCAGGTAAACACGGTAGTCTGGTTCGCCATCTATCTGTGTATATAGATCACTGATCAGATCAGATAAGAAACTGCCCGTAGTATAACAGGCAGTCTTAACTGACTCGTCGTTGCACTTGAATGCACAACGATAAGCTACGATGTCACCGTCAACAAGGATCACAACGCTTCCGCTTCAGACACAGAGTTATCTGTATACTCGATCAACTCCGTAACCTTCATCTTGATCATCGATGGTGAACGACCTGTACCAACAGACCAATCGTAGTAGCCTACCACTGCTACTGCTTTTGATCCGTTAGCGATGAGAACATCTTCTGGTATTTCCACACCGTTCTCATCTGTCAACCGCAAAGGATTGTTAGACTTCATGGTAATGAAGAAGTCACGCTCGTCACCTTTGTTGCTAGGTGCAATACCCATTTCTTCAATGGCCTCAACAGCTTTCTCGCTGAGGTTGCCAAGCTGCACTTGGTACTTGTTACTGTACTTGTTGAGTTTGTTACGCTCACACCAGTAAACAGTTCCGCGTACAGTGATGGGTGGTAGTTTGTTAGCTGTCATAGATTTCTCCTAGTGAGTTTCAGCCCAATTGTTGCCTACTCGATATTCGCCGTCCAATGGACACCGTAGGCCAAGCGTCTCTCCGGCGATTCTGATTGAGCGCACACCGATACGTCCGACTGTATCTGCATAGTGCGCTGGTGTTTCTATTTGCCACTCGTCATGTACGTTGGCTACAAATTTGTGTGGTATGTTTCGTAGTTTATCTGCTAAGTGTACCATCGCTTGCTTCATAACACAAGCCCCTGCACCTTGTAAAAGTGTATTTAATGCAGCATGTTGTGATCTTACTCTGAGCTTTCGTCCGTCGAGGCCATTAAGTATGCCGTGTTGAGCCTGTCTGTCAGTTCTTCTTCTAAGTTCTTCAAGAGCAGGCGTGTTGCGTAGAAATCTCTCTTTAAGCCTTCTTCCAGTGCTGCTATTTCCTCCAACGATAGCTCCGATCTTAGCATCTCCGGCCCCATACAGAAACGCATATATGAATGTCTTTGCAAGAGGACGTGTCTCAAGTCCCGCAGCTCGTTGATTAGCTGTATGAATATCGCCATTGAGGATTTCATTTGTGTAGTCATCATCATCCATGTAGTGAGCCAACATGCGTAGCTCTAATCCGCTGGCATCAATGCCAACAAGTACGTTACCTTCGTCAACGGTCCAGCATGATCGACACTCGTTACCGAACGGTGCAGATACCGCAGGAACCTGAGCCATGTTAGGTGATTGATGTGTCATACGTCCCGTCACAGCTCCGTTGGTGATCACTCTACCGTGTACTCTACCATCGTCCTTGACAGCTTTCAACCACGAATCGATCTGAGCTACTCGCTTCTGCAACATCATGTAACGTGCAACAGCCTTGGCTTCAGGTCTATCGATACCGTCAAGCACCTTCTCATCAACGATGATGTTTCCCTTCTCAGTCTTCTTGTCAAACTTAACACCAAGACCTTGCAGTCTCTCTGCAATTTGCTTGCGTGAACCGGGATTAAATGTTGTCACTTTGTCTTTCAGTCGCTTGCCTGTCTTCTCTGACCAGCGTTCTTCAACGATGGGTGGGAAGATAGACTGTAGCTCTGCTTCGATGTTGTTCATCTCGAACATGAGATCCATCATCAACTTCTCTGCAAAGGGTACGTCAAGCTTGAAGCCGTTGCGTTCCTGCTTAGTCACGATCCAGCCTACACGATGCTCAAGATCAATAGCCTGTTGCGAGAAACCTTCCTTGTCTAGTTGTAGTTCAAGCCACTGATGCACACGCTCAGTCAACTCAACGTCAGCTATACAATACTCGATCATCTCATCTGTTAGTCCACCGTCGTAGTCTGTGAAGTCGAGCTTCCCAGTTCCTCCAAGGATTGTTCCCCAGTTTCGCAGTGAGTGACCGCCTTCTTGGCTAGGGTTGTACAGTCGGGAGAGGTAGAGGCTATCCACAACACGGTCCCTAGGAATGTGTACACCCCAAACACGATGTAACACGCCAACATCAAATCCGATGAGATTATGTCCCACAACTTTTTCAGCTTCATACAAAGTCCTCTGCAAAGTACTGGCTGTAGTGTGTACTTGGATGTTGTTCTTCACCTTCGTAACGGCACACCAGATCGTTGAGTGATCCAAAGTAGTTTCGATATCCAAGTAACAGATACTCATAGTACGCCTCGTTTAGTTCATCTTGTTTAGGATTAGGAAGTTTGTGGTGCATCTCCGTCAACTGTTCCTGTTCCAATATCCAATTCCCAATCTTGCTCATGATATATCATCTCCTCTAAGTCTGCGAGTGTTCGTAGATCAGCACGATCAACAACGTCACCGTCGTCTAGCGTAACAGCAAAGCACCTGTTGCACAAGTCTACAAACTCTTGACTAACAGCGTATCGTCTTGTTGCTTCGTAGTCTGTTAGCTCTACGTCACACGCTATACATCTCACAAGTCTAACTCCATTTGTTTCTCTACCTCGTCTGCCGCACCTTCTTCTAAAGTATATTCAGCATAGTGAGTAGCTTCTCCATACCTGTTTAGGCTAGGTATCCAAGTTGTTTTGATAGGATAACCTATCTGACGCAGTTCATGTATGCGCGTTATTACATTCCACATACCTAACTGATTCATTCCTATTTCCCTTGTCAAAACTTTACCTTCTTTCAAGTACTCTAACACAGCTTGTCGTTGATTGTTCATTCTCACAAAGGTTTCTCCTCAACTTCATCACGTTGTGTTAGTCGTCCTGTTGCCTCGTTATAGAACACCTCACACGCCTTGCCTGTCTTACCAGTGTATCGGTTCTTCAGCACACGTAGTACGGTCGTGTTCTTGACAATCGGATCGTCAGCCTGACTGTTACGTTCAGCGCCAATTACCGCATCAGATAGCTGTGCAATCGAGGCAGAGCCACGCAACATACCAAGACTAGTGACTGCACCATCCTCCAATTGCTTACCTTCTGGCCTGCGTAGGTGGCTGACAAGAAACATACAGATGTTCATCTCCTGCACAAATGTTCGCAGCTTTGTCATGATCATGTCAAGTGCGCGGCGTTCATCCCCGTTGCTTTGGTCGGACACCAGTATTGATACGTGATCCAGCACGATGAATCTAACGCCAAGTACCTTCACAAAGTACCGCATCCTGCCCAGTACATTCTCGATCTCGTTACTACC